TTATAAGTATTTAACTATTTCTTTCTGTGTACTAGGATATAAATGACCATATCGGTTATATACTTCAGTCGTATCGCTGTGACCTAAACGCTGAGCTATAATCATTACACTAGCCCCTAGATTAACTAGCATAGATGCATGGCTATGTCTTAACTCGTGTATAACGATTCTAGGGAAATTTTGTCCGTTTGGTAATTGCTCATCCAACACTTTTAATGCGTTAGTAAACCAACGATCAATAGTAGACTCGCTGTAAGCTTTATAGAATGTGCCAAACAATACATAGTCGTCCTTGTATATGTTATTCTCTTTATACCAAATTAAATAATCTTTGATGTCATACATCATGTGAGTAGGTAAATATATATCACGTATGGCTGATTTCGTTTTAGGGGCTGTCACTTCACCGTGATAGTCTGTTTTGTTTATATGGATAAAGTCATCATCAAAGTTAATATCGCGCCATGTGAGAGCTCTAATTTCGCCCTTTCTTGCTCCAGAGTAGAACAATAGTTTGAAAAATAATTTTTGTTGTTGTGTAGCAAGCGCCTCATAGAATTGATTGAATTGTTCTAACGTCCAATAATTCAATCGTTTCTGTGATTCTATTTCAAAATTCCCTACAAGAGATGCAACATTTTGTTTTAACTCATGAAACTTCATTGCATGATTCAGTAATGATACTAAATATACATGCATCTTCTTTAAGTAGTCTCCAGAATGTCCCTCTTTTAATTTCTTATTCTGAAACTTCATAACATCTTGTGTAGTTATATTAAACACGTCCATAGACTTAAAATAAGGTAGCAAATGGTTATTTGTATGTGTCTTTAATGCTTTTACGCTAGACGACTTACGACGTGCTGAATACCAGTCTATATATTCGTCTACGAGCTTATCAAAGGGGAGTTTTTTGAGTTCTTCGCCAATACCCTCTAATTCATCCATCATCTTATTACATTGCTTTACTGCATCCTTACGTTGTGCAAAGCCTTTGCGTGTTATGTACTTACGTGTATTCGTCTTGTCATAGTATGTAATACGAAAATAGTAAGTACCACGTTTAGCGTCTTTATATATGTTGTGGGATAGGTTTAAGTTATGTTCTATCGTAATCACCTATATTTTCTGAAGAATTTTCTTTTAAATAACTCTTTAAAGATGGTTCATTTTTTATAAGATTTTTAATAATAGTTGATAATTCATCATTGATTTTATCTATTTTTTCATCTTTAGTTTTACCAATATCAATATCAAAAGAATATTCTGATTTGAATTTAGGTTGTTTATTAGGTATAGCGATTGCTATTATTTCTTCGCTTTTTTTATTATCGGGATATTTTATTTGTAATTCTTTAATTTCATTTATTGTTTTATCTAGTAATGTTTCAAGATAATTCAACAAATTTTTATTTACACTTTTATCTCTGCTGGAAAAAATTAAAGTTATATCATTGAAAATATTTTGTAATTCATAGTGGAAGTCAAGGAAGTCATAATCATAGACTGTACTTTGTAAATCTTCTAAACCACGTTCTAAAAATTTTAATATATTACTATTTGATTTATAATTGTTTATATAATAATTGAGAAATTCATCTGTAATGAATAAATATGTTGAACTTTCAAGTATTAATTCGGGAGTATGAAATTTATTTTTTAATAAAGGAACTGATAAAGTTCGATTTATACCCGCTTGCATTAATTCTTTTCTTTTTTGATAATCTGGAAAACGTAAAGCTTTACCTATATGGCTTTCTTTAGGATATTTTTTTAGCATATCATTAAAAATTTTTTCTTCTAATTCTGAGTTATCGTCATTTGAATTGTATAACAGTTGCGTTACATTAATGTCGCCGTATTTACTTATCATACTTAATCTTTCTTTATTGGGTAAAGATAAGCCTTTTTCCCATGTAGCAACATTTCCTTTACTTGCAGAAAAAACTTTGCCAAATTCTTCCTGAGTTTGACCGTGTTTTAATCGGATATTTTTAATTCTTTGACCGATTGCTTTTTTATCATACATAAAATTATCTCCTTATAAAGTAAAGTTATTAATGCTAATTTTAAAATAAAGTTCTAAAAAGTTCAATGTTTTTGTTGCTATAATGTTAATTTCGTGATAACATCAATTTGTAAGTTCTAAAAAGTTCAAAAAAGGAACTTATATAATTTTTAAAATAAAGTTCTAAAAAGTTCTAAGGAGGAAAAAGATGACAAAATTAGCATATCCAATGTTATACATCACTAGAAAGGAGCATGGAGATACTCAAAAGAAAGTGGCTAGCAAACTTGGTATAAGTCCACAACGCTACCAGTTAAAGGAATGTGGCAGAGCAATTTTTAATTTAAATGAGTGTCAAATTCTTTCGGAAATGTATGATATGCCAATCGATGAATTATTCAGTTCATCAATCAAAGTGAATTCATAAGGAGGTACAGCAATGAAAAACTATCTAACGTACATTGGTACGATTTCGTTTATAACATTAGCAGTAGCATTAGTTGCAAACGTATTTATTGCTTTCGCTTTATATATTTTAGCGTCGGCATATGGAATTAAATTATTGGAGGTTGAATAGGGTGAAAACTAAACAAAAATATCAATTATCAAAAGTAGTTCAAGTATTAGAAAAAGTATTATATGAAAAAGATAAGGACATATTCTTATCAGCGAAAGATAGATTTCATTTTATTACAGATTATCGCTATAACGATACAGCGTTTTACGAACATGTTTTGAAACTCGTTCATAAAGAGTTGTTTAACATTCTTGCTGAATTAGATTTTGAAAATGAGGGATTTTCTATTCTTGATGAAGTAACAATGACATTAAGTGATGTCATGAAAGAAACACAACACGTTTACCGTTATAGTGTCATAGATGAAAAAGGTGAACACAAACATACAACAGATCGCAAAGGACACGTGATTGGAATGTTAGAGTGGGCATTAGATTACATTGTGGGAAATATTGAAGTGGAGGAATTATAAATGAATTGGGAAATTAAAGATTTAATGTGTGGTATTGAAGTGGTAAAAGAAAAAATCAATGATGTAGCTATCAAACATGGTTGGTTTGTTGAAGATAAATTTGTCAAAAATGAATTAGAAACAAAACAGGAACATATTAATTTTTCTGCTAGCTATTTAGAACATCGTATACAAAATGAACATACAGTTGAGTTATTACAAGTGTACTTAAAAGAGTTCGGTGAACTTATACAAAAGTTTCATGAAATAGAAAAAGCGTCACTTCAAGCCGACCAAAGCGAAAGTAACGCATAGCATTTAATAAAAATAACAGAGTAATTTAAAAATTACACATTTTTATTATAACATTTTTTACTCTGTGAATCACTAGAGGTGCAAAAAATGAATGAAATTAAATTAGAATATGACACACATGTTTCAGTGGTACATTATGAAAGTTTAGACTCACGTTCATTTAATAGCTTTTCAAAACCTAAATGGAGTAAGTTGGTTAATAAACTGTCTGTACCTATAGAAGCGAATTATAAGTATGCACGTGGTGTTGCTGTGTATGGTGATATTAAAGACGGTGCAAATGATCATGGTGAAATTATCAAAAAGCATCGAAACGATAAAAATGTCATATACAGAGATGTGATTGTACTTGATTATGATGAAATAAATGATTTAAAGCAATTACATGAAGCAATCAGCTCAGCTTTAAGCAATGTTGCATGGTTTTGGCACACAAGTTACTCGCACAGAACTGAACAAGCTAGAATACGCCTGTATATCCCTCTAAATGAGCGAATAAGTGCAGATGATTATCGTAAATATTCAAAGGTATTAGCAAATAAAATTGGTCATAAAGTGGATGAAGGTTCATATCAGCCAAGTAGATGTTTTGCACTACCAGTTATTCAAAAAGGGCACATATTTATTAAACGAGTGAATGACTGTCCAATTATGGATGTTGATATGCTTGAACAGTGGTCAAAGGAGTTTGAACAATCAAATGCTAGTCCTAATATCAAAGGGTACACACGACGTGATAGTGCGTATTGGCGAGATATAGCTTTTGGTGTAAGTGAGGGAGAGCGCAATTCAACATTGGCTTCAATTACAGGTTATCTTTTGCGTAGGTATGTAGATCCAAACTTAGTTTATGGGTTAGTGAGTGCGTGGGCAAGTGTATGCAAACCACCTATTAATCAAAGTGAAGTAAACAATACTTTTAAAAGTATTTTGAAAAAAGATTGTAAAAACAGTTAGAAATGGAGGTTTTTGTTTGGAAGATGTTACAAACGAAGAAGTATTTGAAATGATTGATAGCAGAACTGGTGTTTTAAATACTAATGATTGGAAAAGTCAATTAAGGCGTTCTGCTACTACACAAGCATTGAAAAAAACGACTACAAATGCTGAAATCATATTGTGTAATGATGAGAGTTTAAAAGGGCTAGTACAATATGACGCCTTTGAAAAAGTAACCAAACTGAAACGTCTACCGTATTGGAGGACAAAAGGGGATGGGAATTATTATTGGGCTGATATAGATACCACACATGTGATTTCACATATTGATAGATTGTATAATGTGCAGTTTAGCCGTGACCTTATCGATACTGTTATTGAAAAAGAAGCTTATCAAAATAGATTTCATCCTATTAAATCCATGATTGAATCTAAATCATGGGACGGAATCGAAAGAATCGAAACGTTATTCATTGATTATTTAGGTGCTGAAGATAATCACTACAATCGAGAAGTTACAAAAAAATGGATGATGGGTGCAGTTGCTAGAATCTATCAGCCAGGTATTAAATATGATTCCATGATTATTTTATATGGTGGTCAAGGTGTTGGGAAATCTACGGCAGTGAGTAAATTGGGAGGTCATTGGTATAACCAAAGTATTAAAACGTTTAAAGGTGATGAGGTCTATAAGAAATTGCAGGGTTCTTGGATATGTGAAATTGAAGAACTGTCGGCATTTCAAAAGTCTACTATTGAAGATATTAAGGGGTTTATAAGTGCTATTGTAGATATTTATAGAGCTTCGTATGGTAAACGAACAGAGCGTCATCCTAGACAGTGTGTGTTTGTAGGGACAACCAATAACTATGAGTTTTTAAAAGACCAAACAGGCAATCGTCGTTTTTTTCCTATTACGACAGATAAAAATAAAGCAACTAAAAGCCCATTTGACGATCTAACACCAGATGTTGTGCAACAAATGTTTGCCGAAGCTAAAGTATATTTTGATGAGAATCCGACGGATAAAGCATTGTTGCTAGATAAAGAAGCGAGTGAAATGGCTTTAAAAGTCCAAGAAGCTCATTCTGAAAAAGATGCTTTAGTTGGAGAAATAGAAGAATTTCTTGAACGCCCTATTCCGTCAGATTATTGGTATAGAACGTTAGAAGAAAAAAGAGTGTCTGCGCATGATGTTATAGACCAAGACTATATTAAATTATATGGTGATGGTAAATTGATTGAATTACCGAATACAAAACCAGGTGCTTATGTATGGCGTGACAAGGTATGTAGCATGGAAATTTGGAAAGTGATGATGAAACGAGATGACCAACCACAACAACACCATTTAAGAAAAATTGATAAAGCGTTAAGAAATACGTGTTATTGTGGGCAAAGTAAGTCGCGTCATAGATTTGGCGAAGGTATAGGTAGACAATATGGTTTTGATATTAATTTAATATCCTATTATCAAGGCTTAAAAAGCAAAGAACAAAAATAATGGGACAACGGGACGGTTATGGGACAGTGGTAGGACACCTTCAATCTCTTGTGGCAGTAAGCGTTATGTTATGTATGTCCCTGTGTCCCACAACTTTTACCCTAAACTTATAAAATAATATATGCACATTCAAAAAATATATAAGTGTAGTCATAAAATAGTGGGACAGCGGGACGGATAACTTTAATCCTTTGGGAGAGTATGCTATGAGCATTGTCCTGACAATGTCCCGAAATATGTTGGAAATAGCGAAATGGGACACCTATCAAAAATTAGGAGGAAGAAAATGAATAAAAATCAATTAAAGTCAGAAATTTTAGAATATATAAAGACACATGCTAGCACATCATTTGTAGAAATAGAACATGTATTTGAAGAAAATAACTTTGATTATAAAGGTGACGGCGCATATACAAGTGGTCAACATCCCAATGTTGTGTTTTGGATTGGGTGGAATCAAGAAGCGTTTGATGTTATCGCTGAACTTAAAAAAGACGGACGTATTGAGATGGATATTTGTGAGCCAATTGTTTATATGGTTGATGGTAAAGGTTTGGATTTACCTATTGTAAGGTCAAAAAATATTAAAACAGATCATTGGTTGCCTGTCACGTTTAATGTTAGTAAGAAAGAAATGGAGTGTGTCTAATATGAATGACAAAGAGAAAATTTATAATCAACTTCATCATGATGCGCCAATTCAAATTATGCCAGCACCCGAAAATTTATTTGTCGAATATATAGAAGATGGAGAAGTGTGGTATTCACCAATAGTATGTATAGCTTTAAGTAAAGCCCATAATATTAATTTCTATGATAGTGATGATGTGCTTTTAACATACGGTATTCACCATGAATAGGTAAGGGATGTATCGATAAAGCGGCTACATGTAGTATTAAAAAATTTAATACTGAGACAGGTGAGTTTGAACAATTCAGCAAAATGGCTCAAAAGGAGATTGTACAATGAACATAGAAACTATTGTAAACCAATTTGAAACACGAGCAGGCACGTTACTAAGGTACTACACGGGATTGTTAGAACATAGTAAAGTACAACCATGTTGCTTTAAGTTATATAATGATCCATTTGATATGGCATACGTGATGATGAATGGCAAGTTATTCGGTCATGTATATATTAAAGATTGTAAAGTAAGGCAATCGTTTGAATTAGCGTCACCTAAGCACACTGAGGGGCTTATAAGAAGCATAGAAGGTCATTATGTAGGTTATGAATTACATGACGGTAAACAGCTTTCTATTAGTGATATGATGGCCAGTCAATTATTTGAAGATGAGTATTTTATGTATGGGTTAGAAACTTATGCAGAATCAAATAATAGTGATGTGTTTGAGTACCTAGAAAATGGATTTGATACCGATACACTTGAGGGCATTCAATCGAGTAATACTGATGTGATAGCGAATATTGAAATGTTGTATCAGATAGCTACGGGAATCAATGAACCAGCACCAGAGTTAGTTGAGGGCTTAAAATTAGTAACTGAGTTTATACAAGATGAGAATGCGACACAAGAGGATTACACGGCGTTAGAACGTAAATTGAATGATCTAAAAGCGTCTTACTATAGCTTGAGTAAATAATGTTATGAGGGGTCACATGTAGTGTGTGGCTCCTAATAAAATACTACGATTTTATACGAGGTATAGCAGTTTAAAATGGTTGAGGTACAGAACTTTAAAAAAGTATAAAACGTTGATATTAAGCTATTTTATGGCTTTGAAAATAATAAGGTTATATAAAGGTGTTAGCTTTTAAAATCGGAAGGTATACAGTCTTTGAGAATTGAAAAAATGGCAAGATTTGTGCAAGGTGTGCGAACTTTGTTAACGCTAATACAAGCTAAAGTTTGTGTTTTTGGTATAGGCCTAAAAGTTAAGTTTGTTCGTAATTTGTTCGCGTTATTTTACCGAACTTAAGTTCTATATTAGGTTAATGTGAAAAGCCTAATGTTAAGTTTATAACATGATTTTATAAGTGTTATATACGATAAGCTAAACAATTGATAAAATGCGCTATAAAGCGAACGTAAGTTTGTTTTAGACCTGTAAAAATGGTATAATTTAGGTACGAAATAATTAAAAGAAAGAGGTGTGAAGATGCAGAGTATCGCAGAAAAAGAGACGTATCATTTACCCACCGAACACCTGCAAGTTTTCAATGTGATAAAAAATACGTCCAATAAGTATATTACTAAAACTAAAATCTTAAATCAATTGGGATATGAATATAATTCAAGCAATGAACGATGGTTAAGAAAAGTAATCAATTCATTAGTATATGATTATGGCTATCCTATCGGATGTAGTTATAAACCTAGTGAACGTGGTTATTACATCATTACGACAGAACAAGAAAAGCAACAAGCGATGAGAAGTATTAAAAAGCTAGCTGATGGCAGTATGAAACGCTATGAAGCTTTGAAACGAATTGAAGTGTAAAGGGGATAAAAATGAAAACTGAATCGTACTTTAAAGAATACAACCAATTTGTAATAGATCAACACAAGGCTATACAAGAATTGGAACAAGAGCGTAATGCATTGGAGAGTAAAATAAAGTTAGATAAGTTCACATACAAACAGTTAATCATGGATCGACAAGATGACAAGGCAGATAACCTATATCAAGCAACAGATGCTGATGAAAAGAAACTAAAAGCACTTAATAAACGCTTAGAGACAAAGAAAAGTGTATCGAAAGAAGTTAAATATCAAAAGACAATTGAGTTATTAAAACATCAAAGCGAGTTGTCATCATTATATGAATCAGAAAAACAATCAGCTTTAGGTAAATTAAAAAAGGTAGTCGATGCATATAATGAGATCATTGATGAAATAGAAGATATTAATGATAGATATGAAGATGAGCATCAGCAATATGCGAGTATTTATAGTCAAGAACAATTATATGATGATAAAGAGGCTAGGGAAGCATTGAATGGCTACTTTAGAGAAAATATATTTACATCATATATTAATGGTAATGATTTGCCATACGAACACAATAACAAGTTGTTTTTAAAACGTTAAAAAGAAAGGGTAATTAAATGGAAACAAAATACGAGTTAAATAATACTAAAAAGGTCGCAAATGCATTTGGTTTAAATGAAGAAGATACAAATCTATTAATAAATGCAGTTGATTTGGATATTAAAAACAATATGCAGGAGATTTCAAGTGAGTTACAACAATCTGAACAGTCTAAGCAAAAGCAATATGGTACAACGCTACAAAATTTAGCTAAGCAAAACAGGATTATTAAATAGCAATGATTGCCTATCCAATTCGGGTAGGCTCTGTTTATAGGGGTGAATAAATGAAACTGCTTAAAACGAAGAATTGTTTATATTATCGTAATGGTGACAATAAATTATCTGATTATCAACTATTAACGCAATTTAACCCAGCATTTATTAATAAGAAAATTAAGATGTGTGAATTCCAAATTGAAAGTATGTACCATATGAGTGCATCGACAACAACATGTGATGAAATAATGGGGGTCGTGTCTGTCTCATATCCAATTGAAAAACTAGTTATCAAAATTATTGAAACAAAGGCAAGATTACAAAACTATAAAAATCGATCTATAAGTAATATGGTGTTGTTGAAAACGGTACTAAATCATTATACAGAAAAAGAGCAGAAGCAAGTTGTAAAATATATGCGTTTAAATGGACGATATAAGCCCTACAACGTCATTGAACGCTTACAGGTTGATTTGTATCAAGCAAGTATTAAACAACGTTCAGAACGTCAAAAACAAAGAAATACAGCAATTGAAAATAGCAAGATTGCACGAGTAAATGCTTATCATCAATCTTCACATGTAAAAGTGGTGTAACAATGGATAAAAAGCAAATAAAAGGCTTTGTGTGTGATTATAATAAGCGAACTAGAAGTGATGCATTGATAGATGATGAAATAAATACCGATGAATTCTTTTCAATAGGTGATGAAAATTCTAATGAATTGATGACAGACGATAATGTCGATGATCATCTTATAAAGAATCACTTAGAAATGATTGTTGACCGAGTAGCGACCGATAAAGAGTTTTATATTTTTGACTGCCTTATACAAGGACGTAGTTATCAAGATATTAGTGGTGTCTTAGATTGTTCAGAACAATCTGTAAGATTATGGTATGAAGCCTTATTAGATAAAATTGTGGAGGTGATAGAATGAGTGAGTTAACGTCAAAACAAGCGCGTTTTGTGAATGAGTATATTAGAACACTTAATGTTACACAAAGTGCCATAAAAGCAGGTTATAGCTCAAATAGCGCACATGTGACAGGGTGTAGGTTATTGAAGAAACCGCATATTAAACAATATATACAAGAACAAAAAGATAAAATTATAGATGAGAATGTATTAACTGCAAAAGAGTTACTACATGTGCTTACCAATGCGGCAGTCGGTGACGAAACAGAAACGAAAGAAGTTGTAGTCAAGCGAGGGGAATATAAAGAGAATCCACAAAGTGGCAAAGTACAGTTAGTCTATAATGAACATGTTGAACTGGTAGAGGTGCCAATAAAACCTAGTGATCGTTTAAAAGCTCGTGATATGTTGGGGAAATACCATAAGTTGTTTACAGATAAGCATGATATTAACGGGGATGTGCCTATATTCATTAACATTGGTGAATGGGACGGAGACGATGAGGAATTAGATAAGGCAGTGCAAGATGTATCTAACGCTAATCCTAATCATACTGTGATTGTGGATGATATCCCGTTAGAGGATTGATTACAGTAAAAACGATTATCATATTGAGTTAGTGAGGATTAGTTTACTAATTCACCCTAGCTTTATATTAAAGCGTTATAAAGATAAAAGGGAGAACGCTTATTATAATTAACGGACTCCCTTTATTAATAATTATTACAGAAAAAGTGGTAAATTAATTAATTTCTGCTTCTATAGTTTTTATTTCATCAATATTTATAGGTGGTTTTTCAGTATTGTATTCAAACTTTTTAGATAAATCACTTTGATATGTGGATCCGTCATTCATTGTTATTTTCCAATAACCACCCGTTTTATCGCTTGAACGATATAATCCATGTATTTGAGTTAGCTGATGACGAATTTCAAAGTCTAAAGTTGATATAGCTAATTGTTTTTTATCGAACTTTGGCCAATACTTTAAGGGGCTATCTTTACCATGAACCTTAACTTTTAAAGGTAGTTCTATTGGAGTAGGTAATTTTTCAGTATTTGTAACGCCACTTATTTGGAAATGGATATAAGTTCCTTCGCTAGTATGTTGGCTTTTTTTAGTTCTTTTTGTGTTTAAGTCAACTTTTTCCCCTTTTGTAAAAGCAGGGCTATAATAAGGACTCGGAAAAATTATAAGGCTGATGCTGCCATCTGTGTTTTTTATACGCATAGATCCTAAGGAATTATCTAAAACTTCACTATTTGTAAAAGTGTCAGACCCACTACTATACCAGTCTAGCAAATCCTTTATATTATCGTTTGTAGATGCTTTTGCAGTTTTGATTATTTGATTAGATGATAAGGGAACAGGGGTAAAATCTGTAGCGATTGTCGCAAGCAACAAAGGGCTTACGATAAAAAAATTCATTAGTAATTTTTTATTCATTTTTAATTCTCCTTCATTCAAATGTGTAAACGTTTACATATAGAATGTATAAATATTATTTAAATGAATCAATTAACCATCTCTAAACTATTGTTTAAATATATATTAATTAAAAAGTGTTTGTTACATAGGGAGCTATATCAAAAAAATATAGATTTAAACAACATTTTAAAGTTACAAATAGCAAAAAACAAAGTGTGAGTGGTCATTTAAAGAATATTAATTAATATAAGTTTGAATTAGTTATATTCTTTAAAGTCACTTTCTAGTGGCGTTTTTTACGCTGAGAAACGTCCTGTGTTGCAGCAAGGGATAATATTGTGTAACTAGATATGTTTATCGTAAATGTGGATCCGTGAAATATGACTTTAAACATCGCTGGTCAATCTATCTTTGAGATTGGTCGTAGATTAAAACCATATGAAACAAAATGACTTAGTGCATGGGGAATTTAGGCTATGGCTTGAAAATTGGATTAAGCAAATTATCAGATAATAGATTTATGAAAATAGCTGAAAATCCAGAATTAAATGTCCTACCATTGGAATATATGGGCGCAAGTATTTTATACTAATAAGCAACTCTTTTTGAACCAGAATGCACCAAAGAACACATAACATCAAACGGCGAAACTAAAATGCCATACTAAATGTTTATGAATTTAACTGCAGAACTCAATTTTGAGCCTTGTAAAATTACATAAATTAGTTATATAAGTATTATTTATGGGTATTATATAAACGGGAGGGGCAACGTTATTACTTGCCTATTAGAACGTGGAATGGTTCTGCCCCAACTAGTCAGGTACTAGGCGACTAATGGGGAGAAATCAGTTGAAATGACATAGTCATGTCTATTTAAGCAGGTGCATTACACACCTGCTTTCTATTTACAATTAAAGATAAAATGTGCTATTATTTTACTAGAACTTTTTAACATTTCTCTCAAGATTTAAATGTGCATAACAGGCAGGTACTTCGGTACTTGCCTATTTTTATGTAAACAGATTAGGTGTATGTATAAATTTAGGGTATTGATTATAGATACTTAATATATGGCGGAATGGTTGAAAAATGATAAAGTGAGGAAAAGGTACTTTGGTGTTTGACTGTCATTAGTATTAGTACTTTTAATGATTTTATTTTTAATGTGTATAGTAATTTATAAAATTGAAAGTTATCTAACAGTTAAGTAAATACTAAAACAATTACAAATAAATATTACATTGTCTTGGATTACCGAATGGTAATTGAAACCTCAGATCTTTAGTTTAAAGCTAATTTTAATAATGCAGACATTCAAGCAAGTTTAAGGGGTGGTGGATAAAGAGAAAAAAATAATAGGGTATAGAATTAAGTTTTTACCCTATACCCAGTTTTATATGAAGCAAGTAAAATCGGCAGCTGAATGGCTGGTTGATTTTGAGCAAAGATTTATTAAGATATGTCTTGTCATATTTCTCTTTATCATTTTGTCATTACTATAAGATATTTTTAAAAGTGCTACATTAGATTAAGAGTTATAGCTAGCCTTCGGGCTAGTTTTAAAAAAGAAATGAACATAGCCTAAAAAGACTCTTAATACTATTAAAGTTGCTAATGTAATTTCAAAAAATAAGAGCCATTCCCAAATTTCTGGGTACGTTAGTACAGGTAAACTATTTTTTAAGGCAGTTGCTGAAATTACTAAAGGAAAAGTGAAAGCTGAAAATACTGGTGAAAACGGCTCTTTTAGCAACTTTGGAAGTTTAAATATAATATAAAAATAAAAAAACTGAGCCAATACCAAAAGAATAATAACGATTAGATCATTTGCCTTAGGAAAAGTTATAACATATGCCGCAGCAACTAAAGAAAATGGTGCACAAATTGTGGAAGTGTTCGGTTTAATAGACGTTTGCAATGGATACGTTTTTAATCGTTTGAATACTATTGGTAAGACAATACATGTTGCTAAAAAACCATATATAACTGATAATTTTCCAATTAAATAAAATCCGCTGATTGGTGCTGTTAATCCAGCAATAGCAATACCAATATAAAGCACTGTCCATGATGGATAAACATTTTCGAGCGAGAACCCTTTTAAATATTTAATTGAAAAAATAATCATATGTATCATAATCCCCATAAGACATAAGAGGCATAAGGGTGTTATTAAGCTAGTGATAATGGTTACATCACTAAAATACGTATTTAAATAAGTGGTTCCCAAAAATCCAGACATGAAAAATGTTGTGAACACAGATGAAACTAGAGGGGTATTCAATTGTTCTTTAACATTTTTAAAATTATTGAGAATAGTACATAAAAGGTGAACCCAAATAAAGAGGGCAAAGATACCACAAATAGCATTTAAAACAAGTGATATGTCTTTCAAGAGATTGCCCAACCCCAACAAACCTAAGATCAATCCCGATGTTACTAAAGGTGCTTTTTGAAGTCTCATGATTTAAAACCTTCCTTTTGTGATTTTATTCACTAATTATAACATGATATCTTAGAACTATTAATAAGCAGAATGAGTTTTGTATGTTTAATGTGGATTAATATGATGTTGTTTCGGGAAATATATGTATTTATCTATTTTTGATATTTTATATTCAGTATAATACGTGATTACAACGTTGAATATAAAAAAATATGACGATGTTTATACGTATTAATATAAATATAATCACACGTTGCAGGCAGTGAATACGTATTTGAATACGTTAATTATGAAGTGATGTTGGGTGCACAAATTTATATAGTTTTATCAATTTTAACATTTTACACACAATAGAGTAGCCAATTTAAACATTGATATGACAATGCTTATAGCGAGTTATACATGAATAGATAAACGCTTTAATGAACTCCCGCCGTCTCCATATTTGTAGCCTACAACCTTTGCGGATGTGGGCTTTTTTATTTGTTTTTTATCTCTTCTTGTGAGGAAGGTTAAATTAGCTGTGAACGTTGATATGATAGTATCTGATTAGGTTCAAATTTTCATGAATGAAAAATTAATACTTGTGTACATATAAGATTTTGCGTTAAGGGTTGAAAGAATATGTGTCAAATAAGTGTCAAAAAAGTTGAGCTTTGAGTTTTAAAATGTAAATTTTATTTGCAAAATTAATTAAGCTAAAGAAGTATCATAAATAAGAGAATTAAATATATAGTTTAGAATTAGAATCAAGATTTTTATAAATATTATATTTTTCTTTTAATTGACTTAAATTTGATATATTGTTTAAATGTAATGAGGAAAAGTTGTGATAGTTTTAGCTGGTAAATTAAAGGTTTTAATATAGCTGGTTTTTAATAGATTTTTAAGGATGATATCGTTTGCGAGTGAACGTATCTATTTAGTGAAATAGTATTTATAGATGGGGGCATAATCAATGAATGACTTGAGTTTATCTTCATTTTTGAAACGCAGTAACAAATTTATGCAATTCAATTGTTTTATTTGTTTGATTCTAATAATAGTATTTTACATAATTGGTATGAATATACAGGACTTTAGTGATTTTCCTAGTAAAGATTTAAATCATAAAGTGACTTATAATCTTAATGGGTTTTTGGAGATATTTGTTAATAATGCTTTTATAGTTCCTTTTGTGTCACTTATATTATCGATAATACCAATACCATATTTGTATTTTATTCCTACAATATCTACAATTTATTCATTGTCGGTTATTATTGGGGTTACATTTTCATATAAATTAAACGAAGGGATAGCTATTTTTATTGGTATTTTGCCTCATGGTATTTTAGAAATATACTTAACAAGCATTGAACTATCAATGTTATTCTTATTAAATGCGTACATCAGAAAAAATTCAATGAATTTATTTAGAAAAAGAAAAGAGACATTGCCAAATTTTTTTGTTTTATTAAAATCAATAGTAAAGTGTTACCTGCTAATATTTTTACCTGTGGCATTTTTATGCGCTTTAATTGAAATTACTGTTACACCAACTGTTTACAAATTTTTAACTAATATAATATAGAACTTTTAAAAGGGCATAGCTAACTATGTGTATAGGTTTATTTTTGATCGATAAATATTGATTTGTAAAATATGAGTTCACGAAAAATGTTGCATGGTATTCGTGAAACTATAATCGAGTCATTTCAAAAATGACCATTTCAAAACAACAAAAAAGAGTAGGCGAGCTACTCTTTTTTGTTATATTTAACAATTAAATTAGTGTGTCATTATGAGTGTAAGTAAGATAATTTATAATGACAATAATAACAACAAAGATTATAACGCTGAATGCGAGCATTCATAAATTTATACTTCATCTAAACCACTGTGGTCGTCATCTTTTTGCTTTTCTTTTTCTTTCTCTCGTTCTTGTTCTTTTTTGTACTCTTCTTCAAATTCTTTTTCTTTCTTTTCTACTTCTTCCCTTGTTTCCGCTCTATGAGAAAAATCTTCGGTTTTAAGTTTACTAAATTTGAATGATTTAGAATCAACTGTTTTATCTTCTGAGTATTTATGGACATTTAAATTAATGTTTCCATCACCTCTTAACTCATAGATAAACATGGCTTGTGCAGTTTTGCCTTTTTTAATTTGATCTTGGTTATGTTCTGTCCAATCTTTATAATTTTTATCACTTAAAAGATAACCATCTCTTAATTTATTTACTGTATTTTTATCATCTTGAGTGATATTAATATAGTCATGAGAAATAGAAGATGGATTTAAATCTTTATCGTCTTTTTTAGCAGTAATTTCCATTTTAAAAGCGATATATTTCTTTTTCTCATCTTTTTCATTGATGATAAACGGTTCTTTTATTTTAGCTTCAAATTTGTCACTAACAATAGTATCGCCTTTAATTTTTATATCCATATTTTTTTTGCTTTTAAATTCTTTAAGTTCTTCATTTAATTCTTCATTGTCATTTTCTTTCTTTTTGTGACTAGTGCTCTCTTTTTTTGCACTATCTTGATGATGTCCACAAGCACCTAAGATAAGTGTACTTGCTAATAATATCCCCATTACTTTTTTCATTTAACATGTCTCCTTTATTTCGCAAAAATTTATTTTAAAAACTCTAAACGACTTATCGTTTTGAGTAATTAAACAAAGTTGATATTTTGTGAGATTCTAAGATGATATTAAATAATTCTTGTAATAATGATTCTATGTATTGTTGCAATAAATTAATGGAACTATAATTACTAATATTATATTACTTTTATTGATAGAAATATATTACTTTTTTAAAAAACTTGTAATATATCGAAAGATTTAAATGTAAAATTTTGATTTGTTAAGAAATTACGTTTATAAAAAATAAAAAAATTCAACTTATTTGTATGAGATGAATATGTATTGAAGAAGATGTTTTATTAATTTTGAAATACTGGTCAAAGATGGGTGCCCTCAAAAGCGTTATTGTATTTTTTAGTCAATGCAAATAGATTGCCGTAATAATAAGCGTACTTGATAGTTAAAAAATTACTTAAGGCTATAAAGCAAAATTTTTTATATGAGCAGTCGAATATAACGTTTAAAATGATTCTTTTTGGATATAAACGATTAAGTAAAATGATTTTTCAGTTTGAAATTAATCATATGAATTTCTTAAGAGAAGGGTGATATCTTAATGATTAATATTATTTCAGCTATAGGATCTATTGGAACATTTATTATGGCTTTATTTTATTTTGTATCAGTTTCAGTTCAACTTTATCAAATGAAAATTAGCTTTCTGCCAGCTTTAGGTTTTAACCAAATTTTATTAGAAAGGGAGGGAGATCAACTTAATATAATGAATTCCGCTACAGAAGAGCATCATCATAAAGATTATATTAAACTATATAATTTAGGTGGCGGTGCTGCTAAAAAAATTGCAATAGAGGTTTTATTGGGTAATGATAAAGTCATTCAGAAAAAGTACGTGAATATTTTACCTAGTAAAGAAGGGTACATGTTATCAATTAATAAAAATGTGTACGAAGAATTAGAAAGAACGATTGAGAACAATGGTTATGAAGCTGATTTGAATGTACGTATGACTTATTATCATAATGTAAGTCACAAACAACAGGAAGTTATATTAAAAGGTCAAATCGACCGTTTTAATACTTATAATAATAAAGAAATTTATGATTTGCAGTTTATCTGAAAATTGATTTAAGAGGATAGTTGTTTATTGCAAAAAATATCATTCAATTTTAATGAAATAATGGCGTCATTACTATAAAATATGACTTTATGTTGTAATGCATTTTTCTATAAGATAGAACTAAAAGGAGGGGCAAAGATGCAAATTAGACAAATACATCAACATGACTTTGCTCAAGTTGACCAGTTAATTAGAACGGCATTTGAAAATAGTGAACATGGTTATGGTAATGAATCAGAACTAGTAGACCAAATTCGTCTAAGTGATACGTATGACAATAACTTAGAATTAGTAGCTGTTCTTCAAAATGAAGTTGTAGGGCACGGTTTACTAAGTGAAGTTTATCTTGATAACGAGGCACAACGGGAAATTGGATTAGTGTTAGCACCTGTATCTGTTGATATTCATCATCAAAATAAAGGTATTGGGAAGCGATTGATTCAAGCATTAGAACGAGAAGCAATATTAAAAGGATATAATTTTATCAGTGTATTAGGATGGCCGAATTATTATGCCAATCTAGGATATCAACGCGCAAGTATGTACGACATTTATCCACCATATGATGGTATACCAGATGAAGCGTTTTTAATTAAAGAATTAAAAGTGAACAGTTTAGCGGGAAAAACAGGTACCATAAATTACACATCTGCTTTTGAAAAAATATGATTTCAAGCTAGGATTACATTAGGCAGAGTTCATATTAATAATACAAATTGTTTACAATGAAATCGCGCATTGTCGTTTGCAATTTTTAAAACAGAGAAAATGAAAAACTTTTCGTTGTAAATATTTATTGTAGTTAATAAAATTCTAAAACAAATTAATTGCCATTATGCAATTTTGGTGTATAATTGCATTAATAGAGATTAAATATATATTAAAAGGGTATACAGTTAATATAAAATGACTTTTTAAAAAGAGGGAATAAAATGAATATGAAGAAACAAGAAAAACACGCAATTCGTAAAAAATCGATTGGCGTGGCTTCAGTGCTTGTAGGTACGTTAATCGGTTTTGGACTACTCAGCAGTAAAGAAGCAGATGCAAGTGAAAATAGTATGACACAAACGGAAAATACGAGTAATGAGAGCAAAAGTAATGATCCAAGTAGCGTTAATGCTGCACCTAAAACAGACAACACAAACGTGAGTGATTCTAATACAACGACAAACACTAATAGTGACGAAACGAATGTAGCGCAAAATCCAGCACAACAGGAAACGACACAATCAGCATCAACAAATGCAACTACAGAAGAAACACCGGTAACTGGTGAAGTTACTACTACGGCAACGAATCAAGCTAATACACCGGCAACAACTCAATCAAGCAATACAAATGCGGAAGAATCAGTGAATCAAACAAGTAATGAAACGACTTCTAATGATACTAATACAGTATCATCTGTAAATTCACCTCAAAATTCTACAAATGCGGAAAATGTTTCAACAACGCAAGACATTTCAACTGAAGCAACACCTTCAAACAATGAATCAGCTCCACAGAGTACAGATGCAAGTAATAAAGATGTAGTTAATCAAGCGGTTAATACAAGTGCGCCTAGAATGAGAGCATTTAGTTTAGCGGCTGTAGCTGCAGATGCACCGGCTGCTGGCAAAGATATTACGAATCAGTTGACGAATGTGACAGTTGGTATTGACTCTGGAGATACAGTTTATCCGCACCAAGCAGGCTATGTCAAACTGAATTATGGGTTCTCAGTACCAAATGAGGCTGTTCAAGGTGACACATTCAAAATAACTGTGCCCAAAGAATTAAACTTAAATGGTGTAACTTCAACTGCTAAAGTGCCACCAATTATGGCCGGAGATCAAGTATTGGCAAATGGTGTAATCGATAGTGATGGTAATGTTATTTATACATTTACAGACTATGTAAATACTAAAGATGATGTTAAAGCAACTTTGACCATGCCCGCTTATATTGACCCTGAAAATGTTACAAAGACAGGTAATGTGACATTGGCTACTGGCATAGGTAGTACAACAGCAAACAAAACAGTATTAGTAGATTATGAAAAATATGGTAAGTTTTATAACTTATCTATTAAAGGTACAATTGACCAAATCGATAAAACAAATAATACGTATCGTCAGACAATTTATGTCAATCCAAGTGGAGATAACGTTATTGCGCCGGTTTTAACAGGTAATTTAAAACCAAATACGGATAGTAATGCATTAATAGATGCACAAAATACTAGTATTAAAGTATATAAAGTTGATAATGCATCAGACTTGTCTGAAAGTTATTATGTGAATCCAGATAACTTTGAAGATGTCACTGATAGTGTGAATATTACATTCCCAAATCCAAATCAATATAAAGTAGAGTTCAATACGCCTGATGATCAAATAACAACACCATATATTGTAGTTGTTAATGGGCATATTGATCCTAATAGTAAAGGTGATTTAGCTTTACGTTCAACTTTATATGGATATAATTCGAATATAATTTGGCGATCAATGTCATGGGATAATGAAGTAGCATTTAATAACGGATCAGGTTCTGGTGATGGTATCGATAAACCTGTTGTTCCTGAACAACCTGATGAGCCGGGTGAAATTGAACCAATTCCAGAGGATTCAGATTCTGACCCAGGTTCAGATAGTGGTTCAGATTCTGGCAGCGATTCTAATTCAGATAGCGGTTCAGATTCGGGTAGTGATTCTACATCAGATAGTGGTTCAGATTCAGCGAGCGATTCAGATTCAGCAAGTGATTCAGATTCAGCGAGTGATTCAGATTCAGCAAGTGATTCAGATTCAGCGAGTGATTCAGATTCAACGAGTGATTCAGATTCAACGAGTGATTCCGATTCAGCAAGCGATTCAGATTCAGATAGTGACTCAGACTCAGACAGCGATTCAGATTCAGATAGTGACTCAGACTCAGATAGCGATTCAGATTCCGACAGTGACTCGGATTCAGATAGCGATTCCGACTCAGACAGTGACTCAGATTCAGATAGCGACTCAGACTCAGAAAGCGACTCAGATTCAGACAGCGATTCCGACTCAGATAGTGATTCAGATTCAGACAGCGACTCAGACAGTGTTTCAGATTCAGACAGTGACTCAGACTCGGATAGTGAATCAGACTCAGACAGCGACTCAGATTCAGACAGCGACTCAGACTCGGATAGTGAATCAGACTCAGACAGTGACTCAGACTCAGACAGCGACTCAGACTCAGATAGCGACTCAGATTCAGATAGCGATTCAGACTCAGACAGCGACTCAGACTCAGATAGCGATTCCGACTCGGATAGCGATTCAGAATCAGATAGTGACTCAGATTCAGATAGCGATTCCGACTCAGATAGCGACTCAGATTCCGACAGCGATTCAGATTCAGACAGTGATTTAGACTCAGACAGTGACTCGGATTCAGATAGCGATTCCGACTCAGACAGTGACTCGGATTCCGACAGCGATTCAGATTCAGACAGTGATTTAGACTCAGACAGTGACTCGGATTCAGATAGCGATTCCGACTCAGATAGTGCCTCAGATTCAGATAGCGACTCAGACTCAGACAGCGATTCAGATTCAGATAGCGACTCAGACTCAGACAGCGATTCAGAATCAGATAGTGACTCAGATTCAGATAGTGACTCGGATTCAGCGAGTGATTCCGATTCAGATTCAACGAGTGACACAGGATCAGATAACGACTCAGACTCAGAAAGTGATTCGAATAGCGATTCCGATTCAGGTTCTAACAATAATGTAGTGCCGCCTAATTCACCTAAAAGTGGTACTAATGCTTCAAATAAAAATGAGGCTAAAGAAAGTAAAGAACCATTACCAGATACAGGTTCTGAAGATGAAGCTAATACGTCACTAATTTGGGGATTATTAGCATCATTAGGTTCATTACTACTTTTCAGAAGAAAAAAAGAAAATAAAGATAAGAAATAAGTAATAATGATATTAAATTAATCGTATGATTCATGAAGAAGTCACCTAAAAAGGTGGCTTTTTTACTTGGATTTTCCAAATATATTGTTTGAATATAATTAATAATTAATTCATCAACAGTTAATTATTTTAAAAAGGTAGATGTTATATAATTTGGCTTGGCGAAAAAATAGGGTGTAAGGTAGGTTGTTAATTAGGGAAAATTAAGGAGAAAATACAGTTGAAAAATAAATTGCTAGTTTTATCATTGGGAGCATTATGTGTATCACAAATTTGGGAAAGCAATCGTGCGAGTGCAGTGGTTTCTGGGGAGGAGAATCCATATAAATCTGAGTCATTGAAATTAAATGGGAAAAGAAGTACTACAATAACTAGTGATAAATATGAAGAAAATTTAGATATGTTAATATCGTCATTATCATTTGCAGATTATGAAAAATATGAGGAACCAGAATACAAAGAAGCAGTTAAAAAGTATCAACAAAAATTTATGGCTGAAGATGATGCATTAAAAAAATTTTTTAGTGAAGAGAAAAAAATAAAAAATAGAAATACTAATACATCAAATTATCTGGGATTAACACACGAAAGATATGAGTCAATTTATAATTCATTAAAAAATCATCGTGAAGAATTTTCAAAAGAAATCGAAGAAATTAATAATAAAAATCCAGTGTTAAAAGAATATAACAATGAGGAACAAACTAAAGCTGATACGGAATTAAACACTCTTGAAAATCAAGTACTAATGATAGGTTATACATTTTATCACTCGAATAAAAATGAAGTAGAAGATTTATATAACAAATTAGATATGATTCTTGGTTATAAAGATGAAGAGAGAAAAAAGAAGAGGGCTACCAATCAAAGAATGTTCAATAATAAAAAAGAGGATTTAGAAACTATTATTGATGAATTCTTTGGAGAAATTGGACAACAAAGGCCAACATCTATACCAACATTAGCGCCTAAAGAAGAAAAAGAAACAAATATAAAAAATGCAAATAAATTAAAATCTGACACTGAAGCAGCAAAAAATGATGAAGCAAAAAGAAGTTTAAATACCCACAATCACAAATCTGTATCTCAAGAAGTCTCTGAACAACAAAAAGCTGACTACGAAAGAAAAGCTGAAGAAAGAAAAGCGAGATTTTTAGATAAGCAAAAAAATAAGAAAACTCCTGTAGTTTCATTAGAATATGATTTTGAACATAAACAACGTGTTGACAACGAAAACGACAAGCAACTTGTGGTTTCTGAGCCATCAAAGAAACCAACAACACCGCCTACATACACTGAAACAACCACACAGCTACCAATGCCTACAGTTGAGCGTCAAACACAGCAACAAATCGTTTACAAAGCACCAAAACCATTAGCTGGATTAAATGGTGAAAGTCATGATTTCACAACAACGCATCAATCACCAACTACTTCAAATCACACGCATAATCATCTTATTGAAATTGAAGAAACATCTGCTTTACCTGGTAGAAAGACAGGTTCATTGGTTGGTTTGAGTCAAATTGATTCTTCGCATTTAACTGAACGTGAGAAGCGCGTGATTAAACGTGAACACGTGAGAGAAGCTCAAAAGTTAGTTGATAATTATAAAGATACACATAGTTATAAAGACCGATTAAATGCCCAACAAAAAGTAAATACTTTAAGTGCAGGTCATCAAAAACGTTTTAATAAACAAATTAATAAAGTATATAATGGCAAATAATTAATGCATGGCTGCAAAGGAAATAATGAGTTTGCCGTAAAAATAACAACATTTTAAACTAGCAATAAATAATATCAAAGTCATCATTTCAATGATGCAATCTAGTATAGTCCACATTCTAAACAGGTGTGGACTATTACTTTTTTCACTTTATATTACGAAAAAATTATTATGCTTAACTATCAATATCAATAATTAATTTTAAGCTGAAAAACAATAAAAATGTTAAGACAACGTTTACTTCAAGTTAATTATTATACTGAAAATTCTGGTATATAATGCTGTTAGTGAATATAACAGGAAAATTAAATTGGTTATGATATTGAGTCTATATAAAGGAGAAATAACAGATGAAAAAGAAATTATTAGTTTTAACTATGAGCACGCTATTTGCTACACAATTTATGAATTCAAATCACGCTAATGCATCAACAGAAAGTGTTGATAAAAACTTTGTAGTTCCAGAATCGGGTATTAATAAAATTATTCCAACTTACGATGAATTTAAAAAAGCACCAAAAGTAAATGTTAGTAATTTAGCTGACAACAAAAACTTTGTAGCTTCTGAAGATAAATTGAATAAGATTGCAGATCCATCGGCAGCTAGTAAAATTGTAGATAAAAACTTTGCCGTACCAGAATCAAAATTAGGAATCATTGTACCAGAGTATAAAGAAATCAATAATCGAGTGAATGTAACAACAAACAATCCAGCTTCAAAACAAGTTGACAAGCAAATTGTTGCTAAAGACCCAGAGGTGAATAGATTTATTACGCAAAATAAAGTAAACCATCGTTTCATTACTACGCAAACCCACTATAAGAAAGTTATTACTTCATACAAATCAACACATGTACATAAACATGTAAACCATGCAACATCTTCTATCCATCATCACTTTACTATTAAACCATCAGAAGCACCTAGATATACACACCCATCTCAATCTCAATCGTTAATTATAAATCATCATTTTGCAGTTCCTGGATACCATGGTCATAAAGTTGTAACACCAGGACAAGCTAGTATTAGAATTCATCACTTTTGTGCTGTACCTCAAATAAATAGTTTTAAGGTCATTCCATCATATGGTCACAATTCACATCGTATGCATGTACCAAGTTTCCAAAATAACACAACAGCAACACATCAAAATGCAAAAGTAAATAAAACTTATAACTATAAATATTTTTATACTTATAAAGTAGTCAAAGGTGTAAAAAAACATTTCTCATTTTCAAAATCACATGGTTGTAAAATTGTTAAACCAGCATTAAACATCAAAAATGTAAATTATCAATATGCTGTTCCAAGTAATAGCCCTACACACGTTGTTCCTGAGTTTCAGGGTATCTTACCAGCACCACGAGTATAAAAATTGACATTAAGTTTACGAGATATGATAAATACCTATTATTTTAAACATAGTCTGCAATCTATGAGGTTGTAGGCTATGTTTTTTGCAGTTTATCAATAAACACCCATCAACAAATTATACCGTTTTTCTACTTTAAAAGTTGGAAGTAACATAATCTTAAATAAATATATTATTAATTAAGATAAATATAAGACTCGAGATTATTGTTAATAGTTTGTTCATCGCAAGTTAATTATTGTTTCTAAAATATTGGTATATAATTTTCAATGGCGAAGAAAACAGGGTAAAAAAGTCGGTTTTTAAATCAAAGCAAATAAGGAGTAAAAAATGAAAAGGAAAGTACTAGTATTAACAATGGGCGTACTTTGTGCGACACAATTATGGCAAACGAATAATGCAAAAGCTTTAGTGACAGAGAGTGGCGTTAATGATACTAAGCAATTTACTGAAGTAACATCGGAAGAAAAAGTTATAAAAGATGCTATTTCGAAAGTCAATGAAAGCTTTATTTACTATCCCCAAAATGATTTGAAGGGATTAGGTGGAGAACACAACGATTACGAAAAAATTACATATAGCACTTCTTCTAATAATGTTTTAGAATTATCAATGAGTTCAAAATACGTAGTCGGTAAATCAGGAGCTATGGTTGGTTATAGTGAAATTTACTCATCACATTTCACAGACCGCGACAAACGTGCTATCAGACGTGATCATGTTAAAGAAGCACAAAACTTGATTAATGATTATAAATATACGCAAATATATGAAGACTTTGCTAAAGCTACTGCAAAGGTAAGTACACTTAGTCAGTCTCACCAAAATTATTTAAATAAACAAATTGATAAAGTGAATAATAAGATAGAGAAAACTGAAAAACGCTAATACAAAGTAATTTATAAGTTATACATTTCGTTTTTAAATGACAATTTATCCCCGTAAATATAATAAATAATCTTTTCAAATTCCGCATAGATATAGAGACGCTAATAAACCTCTTTGTCTCGATATGATAGTCTGCAACGATTCATGTTGTAGGCTTTTTAATTTTACAAATACGACTAAATATATAAGTTCTGACACCTAAAATATAGAAAATACATAAAAGTAAGTATAGTTATTTTATTATAATTATTAAATTTTTATTAATTAATTGTAAAAATGTAGAATTATAATTAATTAACGTTTAATATTAAAATTAACTAAAAAGAAAGAGGTGTTAGTTATGACAGAATACTTATTAAGTGCTGGCATATGTATGGCAATTGTTTCAATATTACTTATAGGGATGGCTATCAGTAATGTTTCGAAAGAACAATACGCAAAGAGGTTTTTCTTTTTCGCTACTAGTTGCTTAGTGTTAACTTTAGTTGTAGCTTCAAGTCTAAGTAGCTCAGCAAATGCATCACAAACAGATAATGGCGTAAATAGAAGTGGTTCTGAAGATCCAACAGTATATAGTGCAACTTCAACTAAAAAATTACATAAAGAACCTGCGACATTAATTAAAGCGATTGATGGTGATACTGTTAAATTAATGTACAAAGGTCAACCAATGACATTCAGACTATTATTGGTTGATACACCTGAAACAAAGCATCCTAAAAAAGGTGTAGAGAAATATGGTCCTGAAGCAAGTGCATTTACGAAAAAGATGGTAGAAAATGCAAAGAAAATTGAAGTCGAGTTTGACAAAGGTCAAAGAACTGATAAATATGGACGTGGCTTAGCGTATATTTATGCTGATGGAAAAATGGTAAACGAAGCTTTAGTTCGTCAAGGCTTGGCTAAAGTTGCTTATGTTTATAAACCTAACAATACACATGAACAACTTTTAAGAAAAAGTGAAGCACAAGCGAAAAAAGAGAAATTAAATATTTGGAGCGAAGACAACGCTGATTCAGGTCAATAATGCTCATTGTAAAAGTGTCACTGCTGCTAGTGGCACTTTTATAATTTTTAGATCACGTTATGATTTATTATCAAATCAGAATTAAAAAAGTAAATCGTATCAAAATCAAGTGTATTTAATATTAGAAAATAAAAATTTTAAATTTAGTATTAAAATGGAATATTACTATATATTTCAATGTGTATTATCACAGAAAATAAAATAATGCTTTACTTCTATATTTAAAAGTGTATAATGAAGGTTAAGTAATAAAGAGTGTGAAGAAAAATGTGAGTTATTTATATAGAATATTCTCCTTTTCATTTATGAATTTGTTACAAAATATTTAGTGCAAAAGCACGACGGAGGTATTCAATATGAATAACGGTACAGTTAAATGGTTTAATGCAGAAAAAGGTTTTGGTTTCATCGAAAGAGAAGATGGTAGCGACGTATTCGTACACTTCTCAGCAATCGCTGAAGATGGATACAAATCATTAGAAGAAGGCCAAAAAGTTGAATTCGACATCGTTGAAGGCGACCGTGGCGAGCAAGCTGCAAACGTAGTTAAAATGTAATTTTAACTTATTCAAACAGTCCTTATTATAGGGCTGTTTTTTTATGCTTTAAATCGATAGCAGTTGGTGTGGTAAAAGCACTAGCTGTTATTTTTTTGTCCAATAAATTTAGGTGGAGATCTAACAATATATAATGGTTCTAAAATAAATCGAACTGATGGAAAAGTTTTTTACTTTTCATCTGTCCGACTTTTGATTTTGAATATAAAAAAAGCGCCAATACAGAACTTTAATAATGACGAGAATTAAAGTCTGTATATGGCGATAACAAGAAGTAATGTTAAACACTCAAAATGTTTAACAATAATAGGATACCACATCGCATAATATCTTACTACTTAATTAATAATTTAACTAATCAACTTTTTGTTAATTTTTTATTAAGACTGATTAATTATTGAGAATATTTATTGTTTTTAAAATCTCATAATAATTCAGTAATCTTGTTTTCATTTAAAAGGCGAAACATTAAAATAATTAAATAAAAATATTGTGTTTAATTTACAGCGTCAAATATACTTATTTCTAATGCTTTGGGGTCTACTGAAACAAGTAGAGAATGATCGATGTTACTAACATTGCCATTATCCAAATCTATTTCTGTGAGTATTTGGAAGCTACCATTAGGCAACGGTTTAACAATAGACAATTGCTTTTCCGCTTGTTGTATTAAAAAAGGTTTTGTAGATTGATTATTAATATGCCATTCACTCATGTATGTTTTTCACTCCTGCTTTAAATTAGGGTTAGAAAGTTTATAGTTGAGACATTCATGTTCAACCAAAATTTTGTTCAAATTCAATAAATGTCTTGTTTAAAATAGAAATATTGTAAATGTTATCGTCCAAAACTTCACCAGTTAAGTATTTGTTTTGAATTAAAATTTGGCAGTTAGTTAAGAAGTCTTGATAATCACGATCGCAAAAATAGTTTTCACGTGCATCTTTAGCATCGCCAAAAAAGTTAGCGACTGTTTCTGTTTCTCCATTATTCGAACGTTCAATATATAATTTGTAAAATTTAGCTATTGTATACTTTTGTTCTTTAGTTAGTTCATTCAAAATATTGGGCCTCCTGAAATATCATTTGTAATCTATACCCAATTTATTGCAAAACACAAACTAATTTAACTATTTGATGAAACTGTGTTAATAAGCTTTAACAAGTCTTAGTTTATATGGATCTATAAAATTATCTTTAATTGCATAGGGTGAAATAATATGTAGTCCATAACTTTTAACTGATTTTTCACTTACACCAAATTTATAAGCTTGATAGATAATTTTAGTACAATACGTAAATTTTTTGCTGTTCAAATTTAATGTAACTAGATAACGATGATTTGTATTTTCATAGTTTTTCTTAACCCAGTCAGCCGCTTTTTTACCTGCACCAGGATAGCTGCAACGATAAACTTTCATCCAATCATTTTTGCCACTTGCATAATTATATTTAAAAGATTCGAAGGATTGTGTAGTTGGTTTGTCGCCAGGCCCCTCAATTTGCAAAATCGTTTTATCATCAATCGCGATACTACAATGACCAAAAAATCCCCACATGACAGGGCCTTTTGTAATAATAATATCACCAGGTTGTAATTGGAATTTGTCATCTTGAATTTCTGAATACTTATTATCTGCAATTGTTTTTGGTGAGTTTATAGGGGATACGACAACGAATAATATAAGTAAAATTAACGTTCGTTTAATATAGTTCACTTAAAAGCTCCTTGTTGAAGAAATATATGTAAATAGCCTTGAATTATAATTTTAATCTTTAATAAGCATGCAAGACTAAAACATATCTTAAATATTAAAGTATGAGAGTGTGAAATGTCTATTAAGAATAAAAAACAGTCTAAAACATCTTTGAGACGTTTCAGACTGGATATAAAATGAATTTCATTTATAGCACACCAAATATAAATGTGTATATTAAAATAGCGAATCCGAAAATATAGAGAATGACAGTGAAACTTAAATAGGACTCTTTTTTAGATTCTTTGCCAGTTTTTTTCATTAATACGAGTATAAACGTAGCGGCAACTAAGAAAATTAATGCTAGCCAAAACAGAATTGCAAAATGTAAAGACATGTGAAACCCTCCTTATATACCGTAATTATTAACCTATAAAACTATAAAAAATAGGATAAATGTAATAGAGAACGAGTACGATATTTATAAAAAATAATATTTCACTTAACCAGTTTTTAGTTATCATTGCAATGGTAAAGGATACTATGAGTATCACACCACAAATGATAATACCAGGCAGGAGCCAACATAAATCATCTAAATCTTTATTATATGTGATTAAAATATTAAAGATAACAAAAGTGGTAGTAATAACTATATTGATAGCATTTAACAAAATGTTATTCATGACTGACACCTACTAGTATAAAAATAGCTTCTTAATAAATATGATAACACTATTTTCCAATAGGTAAATAAAAAGTATAGTTATTTTTAAAATATTATTTGTAGAATGCTAAAGTTTATTAATTCAAACAAGTGAGCATATATAGGGGAGTATAGTATTAATGTGAAAAGAATATTTACATACTAAAAACCCTTAAAGTTGTACAATTCGTTAATATTTTTAGAATCAGATAACAAAAAAATGTGCAAAATCACTTTTGCACATTTACAAATACTAGTTTTCTGATAAGATTAATAATAACACTTTAAATAGCGTTTAATAAATGGAGGGGGCAAGTCTTATGACGTTTTACAATTTCATCATGGGTTTTCAAAATGATAACACACCATTTGGTATATTGGCCGAACACGTTAGTGAAGATAAAGCATTCCCTCGATTAGAAGAAAGACACCAAGTAATTAGAGCATATGTGATGTCTAATTACACAGATCATCAATTAATTGAAACTACAAATAGAGCTATTAGCTTATATATGGCAAATTAATTTGAGTAGTACCAATTATGATGTATTAGTGCATCCCAAATATCTTTTGTTTTAAAGTTTATTTCATCATTTCTTATCGAAAATGGTGTAATAATGTCTTTATCTAACCAAGTGTTTATAAGTTCATTTGGTACACCATCTAACAACATTTCACTTTTACTAATTATAAAACATTCCCAGTCAAGTGAAACATTTTGTGGATTCACATAATTACATTGATTATGATTATCCAT